GCGACCCCCCGAGGGGTCTTGCTCTCTTTCGTTGTGTTCGGTTCGGTGGTTTGCTCGCCCCCCGCATTTCGAGTAAGTATCTCTGGCTGCCGGATGTTTGACATGTGGACGGTCACCATTCTCATTTATGACGTTTGGACGCTGCACAGTCGCTTGAAGGCAGACTGCTCGACCCACGTCACCGTGTATTCCACCTACCATCTGCAAATGATGATGAGGCCATGAGTCTCTCGGTTGTGTTGGCATATTAGTCCTTGCGGATGCCCTGGAGGATTGCAATGCCGATACTTAACAGAAGGATGTACCAGGCGACGACAATCATGATTGGGTGCCTAACCGCTTGACAGGGGCTTTGTACATTTCACAGCCCGCAGGGAGCGTCTGAGGGAACTCTGGCAGGTCTGTCAATGGGTACAGGCGGTAGTCCTTGATGGTGAAGCAGTCGGGGAATATCTCGTCGTTGTTGGCGATGACTTCTCTGCCTGTGATCCAGCCCTCGATGAGGACGCGGTTCTCTCGTACTTTGCAGAAGATGAAGTTGTGATCAGGGTTGTCCCTGGTGCGTACCTTGATGGTCGTGTCAGGGTTTTCTGTTGACCTGACTTGATACTGGAGGACGTCGAATCCGTTTGATTCTTGTTCCCAATGCCATTCCACCCCGAGCAGTTTGGCGACGGCGTATTCACCAATGGCTCCGAACACGTCTGTCTGAAACCAGTTTTGTTCGTGGTATTTGCGCCCTGGTTGGTTGGGTCTGTCGGCTCGCTTGATGGCTAGGAGGCGACGGTTGACGCCACCATGCGCTGCAATCTGCATATCAGCATCAGACAGAATGACGCGGACTGGTTGCCTCATTGAATCTTTGCCTGCCTGCCAAGTCGAGCTGCGATTGCGTCAAGATCGCGGGGACGCCAAAGGTGGTATTCGATTCCTGCGTTGATGAGGCACCGTGCATACTTTTCTTGTTCTGCTGAGAGTTTGCCTTCGGCGGTTTTGAGTTCGCAGAAGATGACTCCTCGAGATGGCACAGATGTTGAGACGAGTACGAGGTCGGGGAATCCGTTGCCGTCTGACCGCCAAACACCAGGACGAGGCGATGAAGGCGACGCATGGAAGACAAGCCATTGCTGCATTCGTGCAAGTTTGATGACTTGGTCTTGGAATATTTTTTCGGTGACGGTCATCGGGAGTCTTTTCCCAACATGAACCCGAGCGCAAAGACGGAGAAGATTGCGATGACGAAGGTCAGGAAGTCAATCATTGGGCGAGCCTTTCCAGTCGGGCAACTTCTGCCTCAAGGTGCTTGCATCTGTCCATGAAATGGTTAGCGCATTCAAGCAAGTCCAAATAAAGTTTCAAGGAATCAGGAGCCATTTTTTTCATGGCTTTTGTCATTTGTTCGCTGTTTAGTTTTTGCATTAGAACGCCTCCTCTGGTTCTTCTTGCGGTGCAGGAGCTGCGCTTTTTAGAGTGTCAATGTATGCAGACGCTTCGCGCTTGCTCATGCCCTGAAGGTTCGCCGGTGGGGTTTTGCCCATTGACTTACAGACGGCGCGGATCATGTTTTGCTGTTTCTCTGACGCAAGGTTTGACGGCTCGGTGATGTGAGTGTCTCCCGACATTCTCGATACTTTTGACATCTCTTCGCGCGACGGACGTTTCGTCCAATCAGTTGAGGAGGCAAAGTCACAGTCAGCAAGGGCTCGACCGATGGCACTCGTACAGGCATTCTCAATGTGACTCGTTTTATTCACGTTATTTGAGCCGCGTAGCTCTTCGCTGAAGTCGGTTGCAATGGGGCGGACATCTTCACGGTCAACGTATATGTCGGCCTGAACAATGACGCGGTCACCTTCGAATGTGATGAGTTTGGTGATGACTCGACCTTCGGGATGTTTCTCCCAGAAACGAGCAAGACGAGAAGCAACTGGTTCGTAATCCTCAATACTCATTTCTGGTCAACAATCCACTCGATGACTGCTTTGAGTTCGTCGTTGTTGTTGCTCATGCTTGGATGGCGTAGGCGTTCTGCCGAGTTGCGCATAGTCATAATCAGAGCAATTGCCTGACTGATGACAGATGACTCCTCGAAGCGCATCTCTCCGTCAAGTTTGACTGACAGATTCATAAGACGCGCAATGATTTCGTCGGTTGTTAATTCCATGATGTTTCCCTCATCTTTCGTTACGACCCTGAGGTCGCTTTCCAATGTCCGAGACCTCCGTTGTCGAAGAGGTACCGAGCGACCCTGACATTACACGACGGATCTTGTAATGCGCGGATGACGTCTTGTTTCTTACAGACTGCCCGTGTCACGGTTGCCCATGAGCCTTGAATTTGCATGAGACCGACATCGGGTCGTCCGGTGCTTCGGCGGACTGGCGACACGGCTCGAGCGGTGCAACGCGATTCGCGGTACATGATTCTCGAGAGCGTTGGCACGACCTTTGCGGGGAAGTGCTTGCGCAGGAGCGGTTCCCATTGTGGGCAGGATTGCGCAGCTGCTGATGCGGGTGAGGCGGTGAATGTTGCGGTGATGAGGGCGATTGCCATGATTCTCTTAATCAACCTGTTCTACTTCTGTAATCGAAGCGAAGGTCATCCAGGGAGCGCGCCTTGTGGCGACTGTGACTTTGACGATCTCTTCTGTTGCCGAATCCGTAAAGATTTGGACGAGGGTTAGTTTGTCCTTAGACCATAACGGCATGTACCCCCACGTTGGAAGCATCATCTGTTTGCCATCATTTTGAGAAATAGCCAGCAACTGACCCATCCCATAATGAAACTGTAAATGAATTGTGTATCGGTCATTGCGGTTTCCCTTCGCTCGACGTGTCCAGATGTTGTAACACAGACGCGGGTCTAGGTGGCGGATTCGACCTCGGAACCAATGAGGGAAACACAGTTAGTCCCGAGGTCTAGCCTGAAGAGGGTGATTTCTTCTGGCGATTTAAGGCTTGGGCAATGCCCGCCAAGCGGCTTCGAAGGCTTCTGCGGTTTGCTTTGCCATTTCAAAGTGGAGCCAATTTGGGTTGCCTTGATAGGAGCCTGCGTTGTCGTCGGCGGTGTAGATCTTGACGCCTGTCTTGCCTTCGCCCCTCGAGCATCGGTAGCCCGCGCCGTACTCGCCGTATGCGTACCAATGCAGCTCGCAGAGTCCGAGGGCTTTTGAGTTGGAAAGGAACCAGTCCCAAATTTCGCGCGCTTGCGCTTCGTCTTTGTACTGGATGTCAGCTGCGTATCCGGTGGCATGAACGGAAAGTCCTGCGTTGTTTCTCATCGGTCTATTGGCATATGTTCCGAGGCTTTTGGTTCCCCAACGCTTTCCGCAAAGTTCAACAAGTTTTGCTGTTACGGGTTGAGTGGCTTTGCCGTCCCATGATGGGTAGTACGGGTAGACGCGGTTGCTCATACTGGCGGGTCTTTAGGTTTATCTTTAAGACCGTTGCCAGCAAGAAGACCAATGAGACCTCCAGCAAGCGTCATAAGCATTGGGGAAAGAATTGACCAAGCCTCCGAATCGTTCGGTGATTGCTCCACAGGCTGCACAATAAATAGCAATCCGAAAAGCAGAGCCATAATGGAGAGAACGAAACTGACGGTTAGTCCTACGCCGACGACAAGGATGAGTCGTGCTTTGATTTCTTCGTTGGTAAGTCTGTTTTCTAGTTTCATGGGCATCGTCTTTCAAAGGTTCCGGTTGCTTTTGTGGTGTCACAGTTATGACGGGTACGGTCTGCGCAGGCTGTGAGCGATGCACAAATAACCAATAGAATTAGGCTTTTACGCATTTAAGCACTTATCTCAATTAAAGTGATAGTTGATTGTCCAACATTTCCAACTTGAACGCCAACTTGTGATGCGTTTGCAAAATTGGCAAATTGTGTTTTATATGTTGTTGCTGAAGTTGTTGCGGGCGAATCTAAAAATGCGTTTGAGAAACTTCCACGATTTTCCATATTGGTATTTGTATATAATCCAATTTGGGCGACGCGTTGAATATCCGTTGAACCCCTCATTAAAAACAAATCTATTGCATTACCAGTGTTACCAGCATCTTTTAAGCAGCCTACTTGATTAACTAGAACAAGTATTTTGTTAGTGTTTGCTTGCGGTGTAATAGTTGCGGTCAAGCCTGTATCTGCACGAGTTGAGGTTGCGTTCAAAACTTGCGTTGTTGTTGTACCTTGCACTATTTGCAAAACGCGAAATGCGCCCCTTAGATTGTTCATCTGGTCTGCCGTGAGGATAGCCCCACTGACAAAGGATGCTGGAAGGTTTGTTGGTGTTGCCATGTTTGTCTCCTTTAGAAACTTAAAAGGTTGGTTGTTGAGAGCGTTCCAAAGATTGCGTCATTGAGGGTAAAGTACTGGTTGCCGTCCGTACTTTCAAAAGTGTACGAAACAATGTGAGACCCCGGAACAATTCGATGTTCAATTCCTGAAGTGATCAGGGTCTGCGATTCTGATGTTGGGGTGCCAGTTGAGTAGTTCTTCTGCACTGTCACAATTGACGTGAGGTCAATGGCGAAGATGATTGACCATTGAGCAGAAGTAAGAGCTGCTAGTTCGCAGGAGACGCCAGTGAAACGAACGATCGGGTCTTTGTATTTGCCAAGAAGATATGCCGTAAGTCCTGCAACTTCTGTCGTGGTTGAGTTGAGCAAGTTCAGAAGGTTGTAGTTTTGAGCCTGATACAAGGCAATTGAGTTTGCGTCTGATGATGTTTGCGCGGCTCCGGCGGGGCTTTGTCCGACTATGTAGTTATACAAAAGCTCCGATCCGTACTGGTTGACGAGGGTCATGTATGGGATGCCTGTGCCGTTGGTCGTGAAGGATGCGCCTGATACGGGGTTTAAAACGCTTGACCTTCCCTTGAAGGTGAGACTTCCGTCGGCTGCGGTGAAGAGATAGCCCTGTTCGGAGGTGTTGACTTGCTGAAGATAGTTGAGGCAGTTTGTGTCCTGAGAGACCGCGTAAGCCCCCAAAGTGGATGTCCCTGTACCGATAGACCTTGAGCCTTGATAGTTGATTTCTGGGCGGTCTAGGACGGTGTTGACGCGGGCTGAAGATGACTCGGCGGATGGGGTGAAGGCGTTGAGTTGTTGATTTGCCAGGGTGCCGAAAGCGTCAACGCATCGGGCGACCATTCTGCCCTGGTTGGCGTTCTGATAGTCAAGGTTCCAGTCCTCAACAAAACCCGTGTAAATGGGTGTTCCGTTGGCGTAGATGATGATTGGCGATCGAGGCAGGACATACGGGTAGTAGATCGAGGACGTATTGAGCGGGTCAAGGATTCTCGAGTTGTTGTTGAACACGACTTGTGCGGTTCCTGCGTTGAACTGATCTAGTTGGCGGTTGCGTCCGCGCCTGATGTTGATTGAAAGTACAAGTGAGGTGAGGTCGGCGTATGCAATGCCTCCAAGAGTTCCGCGTCCAGCGGTGTTGAGAACGCCATAGAAGGCGTCGTCAAGTTGGAAGGGTGTACCGAATCCTGTGGTCGTCTGGAATCCGACGAGGACTTGGTATGTGGGGACGGTCATTAGAAAGTAACCGCCGGAGCAAAGACGACGCCCGAGTCGCGTTGCGCTGCGAGGATGGCGTCAATGATGTCTTGACCAATGGTTGCAGGTGATGAGATAAGTGATCCTGAGGTGTCAAGGTTGATGACAAGGTTGTCGAATGGCCCAATTCCGCCGATGCCTGCTTGCTCGAATCCGCCTGCATTGCCTGAGGTCTTGTCGAATGCGGGTGCTGCCGTGTTTTGTACTTTTCCTGGCGCAGCTGCTGCGACTGCGGGCGGTGCAGCAAAGACGTCTGGGTTGTCTGCAATGATTTGTTTCTGCGACTCTTCAAAGGCTCGTGCGCTTGTCAAGCCTCCACCGCTGTCGCCAGAACCACCGATTTTTGGCATTGAGAAACTTTTGCCACCGAGACCAGGCACCCAATCAGGGATGGTGAAGGAGAGGCGTCCGATGGTGTTGTTCCATATTGCAGCAATGCCCTTGAACGCAATTTGTGCTGCGCTAAGAAGACCCTGGAAGATTGGAATGACGACATTGCTAGCCCACCATCTGATTGCCCCGAATACGTTGTCAACAATTGTGCGGAAGGTTTCAAACTTCTTGTAAGCAACAACCGCAGCTGCCGCCACAAGTCCAATGCCAATTGCGATTGCGGTGATTGGGTTGATGCTCATGGCAACGTTGATTGCAACGATTGCTACTGCAATAGCAGCTAGGGCAACGCCAATAGCGGTAAAGAACTCGGGGTTGTCTTGCGCCCATTTTGCAAATTTGTTAACCAGGGGAAGAACGGCGTCGAGGACGGGAATGAGGGCTGCGCCGATTCCTTCTTTAAGTTCAGCGATGCCAAGGGTGAATTTGGCTAGTTGTCCTTCTGTGGTGTCACCCGCTGCCTTGCCGAATCCGCCAAAGTTCTCGGTCAGTTTTTCTGTGATAGCTCCAAAGTCTTTTGACTTAATAAGACCCTGGTCAAGTCCAAGACCAAGTTTGCCGAGGGCGTTGGTGTTGCCGTCGTAGCCTTTTGCCAATGCTGCGGTGACGGTCTCAAGGCTTTTGCCTGATCCTTTTGAAATGTCAACTGCAAGGGCTAGAAGTTCCTGCGCTTTTGTGACGTCATTCGTGCTTCGAGACAATCGAGCCATAGCCGGACGAAGTTCGTCGTCAGACGTATTGGTTGAAAGCATAAGAGAGTCAATGAATTGTCCGTTGGCTTTAATTTGTGCGTCGGTCGCGGTTGTCGATTTGCCGAGCGCAATGGCAAGAAGGTTTGCTGCTGCTTGGTCTTCAATGGCTGCCTTTGCACAATCAAGAAGTCCAGTTGCTAATGCTGCAATGGCAATGCCAGCAGGGACGGCTGCTTTCTTAATTGCGAATTGTGCTTTTTCGCCGTTGGTTTCAAGGTTCTTGAATTCCTTGACTGCCTTGTCAATTCCTGCGCCGTTGAACTCTGTGATAATTGGGATTGCGATTGTCATTTGAGTTCTCTTTCAACGCGGGCTTTGACTTCATTGGTGGCGCGTAGAAGTTCGCGTTCAATCTCTCCGCGCTTGCGGAACACGGCAGGGCCAAGGATGCGCGTATGGTTTGGACGCAACTGACCGAGAGAATCACCCAAGCGGTTCTGGTTGGCTCGTCCCGCTGCTTCAAAGACCGCAGCTGCAACGTTGGTCTGAGTGATGTAGATCAGGGAAGTTGCTTCACGAGAGGCGTCAACCTTCAACTTGACTCCAGCAATTGCCTTTGACACCGAAAACGGAAATATCTTTTTGTTTGCTTGTTCCCATTTGCGAGCCATGCCGGAAAGAGGAATTTGGGTGTAGCCCTTTTGTACTTCTTGAATGGCGGGTGCAGCGATACGCGTTGCGTCGGCGGTGAACTGTTTGCGAAGACCAGGCTCAATCTTGTTGAGCGAACGAATAGCGTCACGAACTCCGACGACTTCAAGTGAAGTGTTTGTTGTCATCGTCTGCTCCTTTGTGCTTTTTGTTGTTCGTTCAACACATCAACAACCGTGAAGAGATCGTCTGTGTCGAATGGGATGTCGGGTGTCCAGTATCCAGTCGCGACAAGTACCTCTGCTAGGGAGCGTCGGTAGCTGCCGCTTCTGTAAAACTTGGTGCGTCCTCCGACAAGACGTCAATCGCTTTTGTGTTTTTGATGAATTGGTCAAAGGCAAGCGGAACCATGACGCCCGCCACCTTTGAACTTTCATAGGCAAAGAACGCAAGGTCTTCTGCCCCGATTCCGTTTGCGAGACTGGATGCTTGTCGTTTGAATTTGCGTTCCCATGCCACGACAACGAAGAGATTCGTTTCGCATTCATAAGGGTCGCCTTCAATCGGTGTTACTTGTAATCGGATTTTCATTTGTTTCCCTCTTCTATTTTCTAGACGATGTCTCGTACCCAGGTGCCGTTTGAGAAACTCACCGAGGCTACGGCAAGGGTGCCGATGGACGACATGATGACCGGAGCTGCATCCAACGTGCACGTCGTAATAACGAACTCTGGATTGCTTGCTGACTCTGTGGTGCCTGATGGCGACACGGTGATTGTGCATGAACCTGCAGCGACGATTGCGCTGAGAAGTGTTTCGACTTCGCCGACGCCGTATGAGAGATACAGGTCGAGGTTAACTGCAACGCTTTGCAAGCCTTTTGTCGCCTGCCTGCCTGTATCTGCCAGCGAAGTTGACTCGAGAAGTTCGAAGCCCAACATCACTTCACATTTGGAAAGTTGATCGCTGACGTCAATTGCTGATCCGCCAGTTGGGGTGATTGAGCAGGTTGCACCTGACAGGAATGTACTTGTTGCCATGATGGCTCCTTAATTTCGTTTCACGGCGATTGCCACCGTGAGGTCGTATGTGGGTATGTCTTGCCCGCCGTAGTTTGCATTGCCTGGACGGGCGTCTGTAACTGCGATGGGCGAGTTCATGATTGTGTCAACTGTTGACATGAGGTAATCGCCAGAGTCCTGGTTGCCTGGAGGGGCTGCCAAGACTCGGACGGGAATCCGAAAGTCGCCGACGTTGTATGTGAACGATGTCATGACGGGGAGTTCAATCATGACGGACATTGGTCGCGCGTTGCGCGGGTCTGTTACGGGTTTGAGGCCGAGAGCGGTGAGTTGTGTTTTGATTGCGTTGACTGCGTCGACGAGGATTCCTGTTGCAGCCATTATGCGACCTGTGGTCTTCCGCAGCCGATGAGAGCCATGATGCGTCCCATAGTTGAGGGGATGGGGATTGAAGACATTGCGTCAAATGAGGCGAAGGAGTCTGCTGATCCGCGCTCACGATAGAGGGTTGCTGCGTACATGATTGTGCCGAGTTTGACGTCGGCACCTGGCACCGTGGATTGCGAGTCGGTGTATCCGGCTTCGCGACGCTTGCGGAAGATGTAGTTGTTGGCAGCGTTGACGCAGACGGTGATGAAGGCGGTGTCGTTTGCGGTTGCGACGTCGATGCCGAGCCATGAGGTAACATCAGCTGCGTTGATCCATGAAACGGATGGAGTGAAGGTGACTGTGCCGGTAGCGGTGTCTCGAGGAAAGTCGACGCCTGCGTTGACATAGAGAAACTGATAGAGACGAATTACATCGGAGTCAAATTCAAGGTCGCCCTCTGGGCCGACCCCGATGAATTCAAAGTCTTGTGTTGAGACAATGGTTGCCGTTCCAGAGAATCCGTGACTTGCGCCTGCAATAGTTACGGAGTCTCCGACTTGGATACCAGTCTCAACGAAGGTCTGGAGAACGGCGTACCCATCGAGGCGCGTATGAAACGCGAGATCGTAAGTAGCCATTGTTCTGCCAGTCTTCTTCTAGTTGTGGATCAGGTGAGGTTGAAGCGACGGAGACCGCCAGCGATTGTAACGATTGGGCAGAAGTAGCCGTAGATCATTGCTTCGATTTCGCCTGATGCCGGAACGTTTACTGAAAGTTGGAGTTGTGAGGACTCAAAGATTTCAATGGCTGAAGGCACGATGAGGAACGCTGATTCGTCGATGGATGTTGACACCATGTTTGAAGAAACGTACAACGGAACGCCGAGAACATTGCCGAAAAGCGTTGTTGCTTCTGCTGATCCTGCGGAGTTTTGTGGCTGTCCTGCGTTGAACAATGGGCGGTTGCTACCGTCGACTGCGTTCTGCATGAGTGACCATTGGCTGACACCAGCGGTGTATGCAGCAACGACGTCACCAGTTGCAAGATATGCAGCTGCTGATTCTGTTGAAACGAATGACTGGATACCGGCTGCGGATGCTGCGGTTGCTGTTGCCTGTGTACCACCAGCGGTGATTGCAGCAATTGTTGCAACTTCTGTGGCCTTGCGGTACGAGCGAGTCATGTTGTCGAGCATGATCTGCGCGAACGATGGGTCTGAACGCTCTTGGAGTTCAACTGACCAACGCTGAAGACCAGCAAGTTTTACAACCGTTCCGTTGACATACGAAGAAACGATGCCTGTCTCTGATGGTGCTCCACCTTCTGAGGTAGTGGCGACCGTACCATTGGTTGTGATTTTTGGAATGGATATCGTCATGCCAGCTGCAGGAATGGCACGAGTACCACCGCAAGCGTCAATGACTGGACGTGAGCCAATGTTTACCTGGACAACTTCGCGCTGATAAGCAACTGGGCTGAATGCAGGGTTGGTTGTGAACGAATCGTCTGCTGCCTGAATAAATTTTGCTTTTGCTTCGTCGGCTGCTGCAACATAAAGACGCGAATCGCTGTTCGGGTTCAATGCTGCCTGAACGCTGTGGTGCAGGTAATCGGCATTGGTTTTAATTGGTGAACGTGGGGCTGAGTAGAAAAGAGCTGTTGGCACCGATGCGGTGGCTTCAACTGTTTCTGGGGTTTCTTGTGACATTGTTTCCTCCTGGAGACTTGTGTCGGGTTGGGGTTCGGTTGACTCTTCTTCGACTTCTGGGTCGTCTTCTGAGGCAGCGATTTTTTCAATTTTGGCATCGGAAAATGCCGGTGTAGTGACGACTGATAATTCGATGAGATCAGCGGACGAGACAATCATGACGCCGTCTTTGTCGTATTTGAATTTCTTCGGAACGGCACCGACGGAGACTGAGTCGTATGCGGACATTTGAATCAGTTCAACAACGTCGTCGGCTTGTCTTGATTTTGCAAATGAAGCGGAGAATCCGAGACCGTTGTCAAGGTCGACGAGTTCTGTGACCATTCCGATTGGGCGTCCGTCGTGGTTTTCAAGAAGTCGCGCGGGCTTGGCATTCAAGTCAAAGGCTCCGCGCTTGAACATAACTTTCTGGCCTGAGGCGTTGGCTGCAACATTCCATGGGACTGCAATGCCGGTGATGGTGCGCGGTGCATCTTCTCCAGCTGCTGCATCGAGAGTGATTGGAATAGCGGTGAACTTGATCATGAAGGCATCTCCTGAAGGTCGGGTACTTGTGGTTCGACTAATGCGTCGTGCATATCGCCAACGGCTAGAAGGTCATCGGTGTCAAAGCAGACAAAGCGTCCTCGAGTAACAATGTCGTTCATGCTGAGACGAGAAGTAATTGCGTTGGCGTACATTTGCGCGCCGAAAAGCCATAGATCCTGACGAGCCTGAGACGCGTTCTGATATGTCATTGACGCGCCTGGTGTCGGGGCTGATACGAGGTAGGCGGGGACGGAGCAAATACGCGACAGGTCGAGAGCTTGATATTCGCGTTGCGCTGCGTTTATTGCTAACGGGTCACGATCAAACTCAACAAAGTTGACGTAGTTGTTCAACGCGCCGATGACGTTGCCTTCGCGACGAGCCTGCGCCCATTGCGCAGCAAGGTCTCCGAGTTCTTCACCGGACATTGTCTCGCCCGCTGCTGTTTGTTGAAGATAACCAGGGACAGTTTCAATTGTTGCTGCACGGTCTGCGTACTGATCAAGGTGAGTTGCAATGCTGACTGCGCGACGCCCTGAATACATTAGACCAGTTGTTGGTGCAAGAAAGGTGACAACTTCGTTTGGGTCAAGGTCAACACCATTGAACTTTATGACTTCTGGCATGGAAAAGAACTGTGGGCCTTCTTGGTTCGGCGTTGAAACTTGCGAGGCAGGAATCCACTGGAAACTCATTGGACGACCATCGGTTGCATTACGAGAAGTAATCGCCCAAAAGGCGCGCCCACATATCCAAAGGTCTGTCACCGTGTTGGCAAGAATGAACTGTCGCGGAACTTTCGGATCAGGGTTTTCCATCCACGACTCGTTCGGGACGTAGATTTCTTCGTACTCGGTGCCGTTCCATTGCTTGACGTACTGACGAAATTCAAGGCTTGAGATGGTCGAGGCGAGAAGGTCTCTCGCCCGCGACACCGTCGGGAGACTAAGGGCGGCCATCTCAAATGTATTGCTGAGATATCCATACGTCGGGAAGGCACCGTTTCTGCCAACACCGGCAGCGGCTTTAATGGGCGAAGATGCAAACTCAGCAGTTTTTATTTTTCGGGAGAAGAACGCCACGGATGGAGTCTCCCACAAACTTGTTGCAAATGCAACTACCTTCCGAACGCCATTGCTGCGCGTCCAGTATTTGACGGGCGGGAAACAAGAGCTGCTGCAACAACCAAAAGTCGCGCTGCTTCAATCGGCCCAGGGGAGCGTTGACTGCTGATCACGACTTGACCGTTAGCGCGGGCAAGGACGGCTCGGTTCACATGGGTTGCAAGGAGTTCTTCGCCTCGGTGGTAGATGCGTTTCTCAAGGATCAGCGAGCGCGTCAGACCCGTAAATTTAAGTACCTCGGCGTAGCCGAAAATTTGACGTCGCCGTTCTAGCTTCTCTGGCGTATGAAGGTCGAGTGCCGGTGTAATTGCTAGACGCAGTTTCGGGTCTGCCTCCATTGCCTCGTTAATCTTTATCCACATTTCTTTGAGGGACTCTGTGGAGAACTGGACAGTTGCAATGATGTTGCCCTCTTCGGTAAGTCCGCAACGAATGCCCACGTACTTCTCGCCACCTGTGGATGAGTCAACCGCGAGGACGCCTCCAGCGGGACAGTCTGATTCGGTAAACAATTTGTCCCAGACGCCAGGTTGAATCCAAGCGTCCGCCGATGAGACCCACAGGTTTAGGTGAGCGCGAAGGAATGCTGCACGATCAGGAGTTTCTGCAGCTGCCTGCAACGCCTCGAGAGTGATGGTCTGACCGAGTGCGGGGTTGGCGTAGCCCCAATTTATTTCGTCGTTCGGATCAACAGAAGGAAGGCTCCATTCGGCAAAGTACAGACGAGTTTGTTTCTGCTGATCTATCGCGCCAATCGCTGCCTCACGAAGACGTTGCATTGTCTTAGATGACTCATCACCCGAAGTTGACCAGGAGGAAAGCAACGGAGACTTGACCGCAATCTGCGACGGGCGCAACGCGTCAAAGTAAACCTCTTCGGAGACATTCCAGATTTCGTCGACAACAATCAGATCGTAAGTTCCGCCGTGAAGGTTCGGCGTCGCTGCGCGAACTTCCCACGTCGAACCGTTCGGCATCTCAACTTTGTTGCGTCCATACGACCAAGTCACATGACCCTCAAATTGTGCCTCAAGTACCGGAGCAAGTTCATTGAAGATTGCAACCGCGCGATCAAGTTTGTTGGCAACGGAAAGAACGTGGATTGGTTTTCCGCGCATTGCTGACCAGTCCGTAAGGAAGAATCCGCAGAGACTAGTAAGTGCAACGCTTTTTCCATTTTGCCTGGCACATGAAGTCAACGCCTCGCGAAACACAAGGTCGCCATTCTCATCATGAGTCAACTGACCATTGAGTGCCACCTTCTGCCAATCAAACAACGTCCTCGAGAGAACTCTTTCCGACCATGCAGCAACCGCAGGCCCGTAAGAACCACTTCCATTGTGGAGCGACTGAAGACGGGGCGAACTCTGCCCAACTCCGAGAACTAATTCCGAAGACGCAGGACATCGAACTGATTCGGTTTGAATCCCTTCAGATAAGAGAAAGGA